AACTCTCTTAGCAGCTAATGTTAAGTCTTGCTGCTGACCCTGAAGTCCTGTGGGTAGACCAAAGAACTGAATCTCAAATTGATATGATCTTACTGAATCAAGTATAGTTGAGATTTTTGGTAGAGACTCCCCTTTCTTAAAGGGGCGATAATCATTCTTATAAAAACTGTTTACCATTATTATTACCCGCTAAATTTAGCTGATTGATTGGTCAGGTTCACCTCAAAGATGATCCATTCCGCAGTCTTGGTTGGCTTTAGTAATATCTTGCACCAAAGCTCATTTCTATCAACTCTAACCGGAGTATTCACGGTTTCATCGCAAATTACTCTGAAGTCTGTGATGCCTCTTCTGGCTTGAATATCGGATAGCAGGGCTTCTGACTTATCCTTAATCAAGTCCCAAGTAAACGCATCATTTGGTTCAAAGAGATCTTGTCTTCCAGTCTGCAACAGAACTTTTCTTAGGAAGATCATCAATCTTCTTACGTTAATTCTATCCAGTGAAGTAGTTGCTCTTTGAGCAGTCTTTTGCCCAAAGATTGTTATACCTTCTGGGGCAAAGTTAACTATTGGGTTGATGTTGGTTACGTAGAGAGCGTCTCTGTCGCCTTGGTTGAGGCCAAGCTCCACGGACGTTGGCTTTGTTAGTCTGCCTCTACGGAATCCAGCAGGAGCAAACCATGTCTCAGCCACGTTATCCGTAAAGGCCATTTGGCGTATAGCAAAGATGGCTGGGTCATACCAACGATCCTTTGCTGAGAACACATCAAATACCTGCACCCAGGGCCAGAATACAGAACCCCATGAGCTATTGATAGCAGCGGTTCTTCCATCACCCTTACCGTTCATCCAATCTATGGCTTCTTGAACAGTGTCTAATCCTTGTGGAGGAGCGACAACGGCTAAGAAGTTCTGGGAAGTCTCAGCTAACGTGATCAAAGCATTTTGAACTCTTTGATCCGTGATGCCTGGGACGGCAGCGATTGATATATTCAGAAGATCATCATCAAGAGCATAGATACCCGTCTTTGATGTCTGGCTTCCTATAACTCCTGAGGTTGTCAGAGTTCCAACAGATCCACCCGCCAATCCGGTTGTCTTATCAATAAGCTTAACGAATAGTGGGTTAGCACCTGTAATGTTTGTCTCTACAGTGATATCAGTTATTGTTCCGAGATTCTTTATTTGTGTAACAGAATCAGCCAAAGGCGTGGTTCCTTCTAAAGAAGCTCCACTAGCATAAAGCTCTGCCTTTATGTAATCAGAAACTGCGTTATCAACTCCAACATTTATTACATTCTCAATGAATGTATTGTTGTTGAGTAGAGAAACTTTATATGTTTCCGCTGCTATCCCCTCATTATTTACAGTTAAGAATGAGGCTAATCCACCCGCAGTGGCAACTTCTACGCTGACACCTAAAGCTTCACCAGTTGAAATATCTGAGCTTAAGTTATATCCATCACCGTCGTAGAGCGATCTTACAAAGTAAGACAGTGATGATGTATGGATATCAAGACCCGATACTGTTATTGATGACGCCAATAGACCAGTTGTAGTTCCTGCTGAAGTATTGACTTGCGCCAAAGCAGAAGTTCCTAATGTTCTGGCGGAGTCCTGCTATGACTTAACTGTCATTACCACATCATTACCACCATAAGCAGCAACTAGGTAGCCTGACGCAGTAGCATTGTCATCAAAGGCAATGAAGACATGGTCTGATTGAGAAGTTCCATCTCCCACGGTTCTGGCAACAGCGGAAGCCTGCGATAAGGCTGCGTTGTCTGTTGAGCTTACAACGTCAATACCCTTAGAGTCTAATACCGTAGTGCCGTCGCAGTCAGTTAGAGTCACTGTCAGATAAACGCTGCTTGTGACACCAAAAGCTTTATTTGCTAAGGCGACAGCAGGGCAAGCTCCATACTGGATATTGGCTGAGGCTTCAAGCCCGTCAGCAGGAGTAGCTCTGATGTATCGTATTTGGTTGGTAGTCTCAAGAATCTCTAAAGCACCCTCAAGACCTTGGCCCACCAGTGACTCTCTTGGCTTGCCGACTACTATGAGAAGGTTCTCCTGACTGGTTATCAGGGTAGCTTCATTTGTTGGACCCTTCGACGCATATCCAACTAACCCAACTATTGATGAGTTGATGTTTGGTGGATAGGCTGAATTATCCTTTTCAAGAAAAACGACTGCTGGACTAGTAGGGATGCCTGCCATTTAAATATCCTTAATTTCCTATTGTTATTAATCTTCTTTTATGAAGATTTCTGACCTGTTGAGTTATTTTACTCTCAAGGACTCTTATTGATTGTTTTGGAACTAACCAAACATTCTCAAAATCTGCCCCGTTCTTTAATATAATGGTAATCCCCTGTAGGGAGTAGTTCTTTATCACTTTAGTTGCTTCCCCAGGGGTCTTAAGGGTAGCTCCAGTGGTTACTATTTCTTTAGGCATAAAAATTCTCTATTAGTATTTACCCTTTATACGACCAAATTTAAATTAAAATTTTTTAATAAAATTTTATTTATAAGTTAGATAAGGGGTCACAGTTGACTGGTAAGTTAAATTCTGTTCCAAAGATAGTCTCTATTGGTAAGACACACTGAGAACATAAACACTCGTCTGCGTGAATGACCTTAGTCGTAGTGGCTGATTCGGCTGTGGCTGTTTCACTTATATCGGTATCTGTTATTTCTAGCTCAAAGTTTAATCTCTCTATCTTGCCCGTAGAGGTGTATAAAAACTTTGGATTTTCGACATAAGTCTCTACCGTTATGGTTATAGATTTCTTTAAAATTCTGTCCTGCTGATCATCCGCTTGAGCTTGCTCTGTCGGAGATTCGTTATCTAAAAATGCCTTAGTTATTATGCTATTCTTAGTTCTTATCTCCAAATCTGGATTAAACAGGGAGAATATAAATTCTCTTATCTGATCCAAATCTTCCTTATACTTCGACCAAATATTGATTGTATACTTTATATCAATTGGCCTAGGAGCCATCGACAGTGATCTTAAAGCTTTATTCTTCCGCTTGTGCCAGTATTTTTCGTGAATTAGTATAGGAGTGTATCTTCGCCTCTCATCATTGTTAGAGGTGGATTCTTCAGATATTGTGATTACTGGCAGAGTTACGTTATCACCAAAGTTAGACCTAGCTATCGCCCTTTCCTGATTGGCGTGAAAGCACTTAACTTTAACAGAGTTATTATTTCTGTCTAGGTAATAAACATTACTAAAAATATTAATTAGATTTCTAAGAGTATCCTTGTAAACCTTCTGGACATACATTCCAGTTGAGGCACTAGACTTCTCTAATATCTCTTGCAAAACTTTATTGTTTACAGTATTAGTCATTAGTGTCTACACCCTCATCCTTGGAATCAATAGGATCTGAAGTTGGCACTATCTGTCTATGGATATCCTCAGAGTCTCTTAGCAATTTAGCACTACAAAGAAGATGGTATACACCATACATTTCGAAGCTATCTTCCTGAACTTCAAATACTTCATACTTTAAATTCTGAAATTCTGGCTTGATAATATCTCCAGGGATTACTGATCTCCCTAGCCGTTTTTCTACGTAAGATTTATTAAAAGTAAACTGTTGATCGTTAGTAAGCTCTATACCAAATTGTGTTAGATTTTCTTCTATTGGCTTAGGCTCGTAATGCCCGTATATTTTAATTGGCTCTATTGAGATAGTCTTGCTTCTCTCTTCTCCGTAAACATCGTCTATCTCGGTTGTCTTAAAATACTTATAAATAAGTAATGGTGACCCTGCCAGACGCATCTGCTCATGGTCGATTATATTAAATAAATTCTGGTCTGCTGTTTTGTTAAATAGTCTAAATGGGCTTTCATATTCTGAAACCTCGGGCAGAGTAGACTTAAATTTATATTTAGACAGGTCAGCCATGTTATCCTACTATGAACATTGGTCCTTCTTCGATCTCCATTCTCAACTCTTCCATAAGCTCCTGCTTCTCCTGAGTTGATTCTTGAACAAGAACGCCACCATCTAACTGGGCACCTCCGCCTGGGCCAGGGAGTGACCTGTATTTGCCTCTAATACGCCCTAGGATGCCCTTAGCGCACGCCAAAGTATATCTTTGGATCCAGTTACGGTATGCGTGATGAATGGTGTTAGAATCCAACGCACGGTATTCTACTATGACTGGTGCGGGGGTTTCTCTTGGGGATGGATATAACTGAACATACTTATTATTTACAACGGACCAGCCACCTTCATTGGAAAGGACTCGCCTCATTATCTCAAGATATTGTTGAGTTAAATAAAAATCCCCTAATCCACCACCTTGGAAGAATCTATTAGAATTAAAGAAAGCTAATGTTAAATCAAAACCTAAAGATCCTGGAGTATAGTTTAATCCAAGTATATCTTTTTTGTATCCGACATAGCTTAAGTTATTAATCATGAACTGAGGAAGTTCATAAACATTTATCCCACTGGACGCATCGAAAACTGCAAATTGATTAGCCCATTGAGGGGCATGGTAATCCAGCCTTGAGACAGCTTCGTCTATACAAGTTTTAACTTGAAATGGACTAAGCTCTACGGATACTATAGGGTGACCTAGATGGGCTAAAACATAATCGTTTACTGACTGTTCAAATAAATTAAATTGAACTCCGTCAACCTCTAAATTAGTATTTAATTTAGATGTGTCTATGTCCCCAGGTTGAGTGTAGTCCGTAGCCCTAGCACCACCATATTTTCCATAAGAAGATCCGTAACCTGATATAAGAGGAATTACCATTCTATAAGATATTTAGGTGTCTATTAAAACAAAAAAGCGGGCTTTTTAGGGCCCGCTTTTAAATCACCAAGGATTTAGGATCACTTGGTTCCGAAGTTGACGCCCGTGTTAGCGAACATGCTGTTACCCGTGAGGTATCCGCTGCTTGCACCAATGAGTCTGATGACACGGTAGAATCTGCTTGATGGCTGGACAGCAGCCTTAGCATAACGTGTCATGATACCCTTTCTTGGCTGGAAGGTGCCTGGATCGGTTACCATTGGCAATGGCATGAGTGGGATGTATGGGCAGTAAACGAATCCTGCGTCCATGGGGCCACCACCATTGTATCCAATGATGATCTCGTCTTCTGGGAAGAGAGGATCAACGATCAGGTCATACTTGCCAGCGAACTTGCCCTTATACTCAATCTTGCTGCCCATGTTGGTTGGGCCGTCCTTCTCGGGGATGCCACCTTCCAACTTAGCGGCTGACTCAAGGAGTGAAGCCATAAGTGGTGAAGTGATCATAACCGTTCCTGGACCACGCTGAGTTGTCTTGTAGATATCCTGGCTGGCAAAGTTGATTACTGCCATCAGGTTAGCAAATCTGTGACCAACGTGCTGTGGAGCGTAGTTAGTTCCCAAGAATTGAGCGAGGTCAGCAACGATGACGTTGCTTGCCTTGGTGCCTGGAATAGCTGGGAGTGAGTTATTCCATGAGAAGCTGCCGTGATCTGAACGAGTGGTCGTTCCCAGCGTTCCTGCGTTCAACTGACCATACTGGTAAGTAAAGTTGTTTGAGTTCGCATTCGCGTCCAGTGATCTGGCATTCCAACCGCCGAGTGAGTTACCCGTGCTGTCGGTGCCGAGTCCGTAAGCAATCATACGGATATCTTCGATAAGCTCACGGTCGATTTCGAGTGAAAGTTCCTTGCTGAGTAGCTCGGTGAGTTCTCTCTCTAGATCGAGGTTGTGATAAGCCTTGAGGTCTTGTGAAGCTTCGATTGTCCACAGAGCGCGCATCTTGCGTGTCTGGGCAACGACTGGCTGCTGCTCGATGTGGAACTGAACCTCTGGGATTCCTGTTCCATCCAGTCTTTCGCCTGCTGATACAACCCAGCCAAGCGTAGTGCCTGAGGAAGGCCATGAAGCAATTTGACCACCGTAGGTTGCTGATGGTGAACCCTTCGTCTGGCTCAATACGTTTGAAAGATCAAACGTGCTGGCACCGCTGACCATGGTCTGGTCTAGTCTGTTTGTTCCCCAGGTTCCGATAGTTCCTGGACCTGATACTGAATCAATTGGGCTTGTCTGTGATCCACGGTAAGTAAGATTGAACTTGCTGTAT